TTTGTATAAATAGTATATAACAAAAGAGAGAGTACACTAATGAAATTAATTTCAGAAGAAGTATCAACTGCCGAGTATCTTGTAGAAGAAGACAAGAACGGCAAGAAAGAGTACAAGATTAAAGGTGTTTTTTTACAGTCTAACATCAAGAATCGTAATGGGCGAGTATACCCTAAAGATATCTTGATGAAAGAAGTAACAAGATACAACAAAGAATTTATCAATAAAAATCGTGCATTTGGCGAGTTAGGACATCCTGACGGACCTACTGTCAATCTAGAAAGGGTTTCTCATATGATTAAGAAACTTTATCCAGATGGTGATAACTTTATTGGTGAAGCTAAAATCATGGACACGCCCTATGGTAAGATTGTAAAAGGTCTTATTGATGAGGGTGCTCAATTAGGAGTATCATCAAGGGGAATGGGTTCCATCATGCAAAGAAATGGCGCAAACTATGTGAAAGATGATTTCATGTTAGCAACCGCCGCTGACATTGTAGCAGACCCTTCGGCACCGGCCGCTTTCGTAGAAGGCATTATGGAAGGTAAAGAATGGGTATGGGACAACGGTCTCTTGGTCGAGAAAGACATTGAGGCGTGGAAGATGGAAGTGATTAACACGAAAAAAAGAGAACTAGAAGAAAAAAAACTAGAAATCTTTGATTCGTTTATTAGAAAACTATAATATTATAAATATTACCTGAACTCTTAAAAAAGTTTAGAAATTTATATTGTTATAACAATTAATAAGAGGAGATTTTCAATGGCAGAATCAGAAAAAAAGACTGAATCTATCGAAGAAGCTTCAGCAAATCCAAACGCTGACGCTCCAAAAAAGAATGCTGTTGCAGCTGAACCAAGTCATCTTTCAAATGACGCTGAAGATTTAGGCGCACCTGTTGTTAAACCAACAGACAGTAATCCAGACGGTACGAAGAAAGTCAAAAAAGTTTCAGATGAAGTATCTAAAAGTGCTCAAGTAGCTGGGGAACCATCACACTTGAAAGCAGGATATTCTGAAGAAGCTGATTCTGAAGATAAAAAAGAAATCGAAGAAAAGAAAGTCGAAGATGTTAAAAAGGATGTCGAAGAAGAAGATAAAGAAGTGAAAGCTAAAAAAGATTCTGAAATTGATGTTAAAGAAGACATTGAGGCACTTGTCGGAGATTCAGATTTATCTGAAGAATTTAAACAAAAGGCTGCTACAATCTTTGAAGCTGCAATTAACTCAAAAGTTAAAGCAGAACAAGAAAGATTACAGTCTGAATATGATACTAAATTTGAAGAAGAAATCTCAAAATCTAAATCTGAACTAACTGAAAAAGTTGATTCATACTTAAACTATGTTGTTGAAGAATGGATGAAAGAAAATAAGTTAGCACTAGAGAGAGGTATCAAGGGCGAAATCGCTGAGGACTTCATCGGTGGTCTTAAAAAATTATTTGAAGACCATTACATTGATGTTCCAGATGAGAAATATGATGTTCTTGAAGACCAAGCTGGTAAGATAGAAGACTTAGAGAAAAAACTTAACGAAGAAATTGAGAAGAATGTTGAAATGAATAAAGTCAATGGTGGCTATAAACGCCAAGAAATCATTGATGAACATTCAAAAGATTTAGCTGATACAGCTAAAGAAAAATTCGACAGTCTCGTTGAAGGCGTTGAGTATTCTTCTGAAGAAGATTTTGCAAAAAAAGTAGAGACCATTAAGGAATCTTACTTTGGGCAAAAAGCTGAGAAGTCTGCTGATTCAGCAGATATAGATGATGTTGCGGTGGGTGGTGAATCAACTAACGAAGATTTATCAAATGCTATGGCTGCATACACCAACGCAATTAGTAAAACAAAAGATATGAAAATATCGAAGTAACTAAAAAAAGGAGAGAAGAAGATATGTACTTATCGGAAACTTATGAAAAAAAATGGCAGCCTGTATTAGACCATCCAGAACTTCCTGAAGTAAAGGATAGTTATAAACGAGCTGTTACATCAGTCATCTTAGAGAACCAAGAAAGGGCTCTTAAAGAAGACCAAGCTTTCCTTGCTGAAACACCAACTAACGCTGTTAGTAATTCTGGTGTAAGTAATTGGGATCCTATCCTAATTTCTTTAGTAAGAAGGGCTATGCCAAATCTTATTGCTTATGATATCTGTGGCGTACAACCAATGACAGGTCCTACAGGACTTATCTTTGCTATGCGTTCAAGATATACTAACATGAGTGGCACAGAAGCTTTATTTGATGAAGCTGATACAGACTTTTCTGGTCGTAATGCGACTGGTTCTGCTGTTGATGGTTTCTCAACTGCGGCTCATAGTGGGACAAACCCTGCATTGTTAAACGATTCACCTGCTGGTACACACACAACTGGTACTGCAATGTCTACAGCTGCGGCTGAAAGTCTAGGTGAAGATTCAGGTAATGCGTTTGCTGAAATGGCGTTCAGTATTGAGAAATCAACTGTAACTGCTAAATCAAGAGCGTTAAAAGCTGAATACACAATGGAACTTGCTCAAGACCTTAAAGCGATTCATGGACTTGACGCTGAAACTGAACTTGCTAATATCTTATCAAGTGAAATTTTAGCTGAGATTAACCGTGAAGTAGTTAGAACTATCTATGCTAACGCTGAGAAAGGTGCTTCTGCAAACACAGGTACAGTAAACACTACTAATGAAGGCATATTTGACCTTGATACAGATTCTAACGGTCGTTGGAGTGTTGAGAGATTTAAAGGTCTTATGTTCCAAGTAGAAAGAGAAGCAAATGCTATTGCACAAAGAACTCGTAGAGGAAAAGGTAACATGATTATCTGTTCATCTGATGTTGCTTCGGCACTTCAAATGGCTGGTGTTCTTGATTACGCTCCTGCGTTAAACAACAACTTAACTGTTGATGACACAGGAAACACTTTTGCTGGTGTTCTGAATGGTAAATATAAAGTTTATATTGACCCATATTCTGCAAACAACACTGCTAAACAATACTTTGTAGTAGGTTACAAAGGTTCTAGTCCATATGATAGTGGTTTATTCTACTGTCCGTATGTTCCATTACAAATGGTTCGTGCTGTTGGACAAGATACTTTCCAACCAAAAATTGGGTTTAAAACCAGATATGGTTTACAAGCTAACCCATTTGCTGAAGCTGGTACAGGCGACGCTGCTGTTATTAACGGTAGTGGTTCTGCAAACAGTAACAGATACTACCGTAGAGTACAGGTTGCAAACTTAATGTAATCTTTACTTGTAAGAGTATACGAATTGGGGCGCCATTTAGCGCCCCTTTTCACATCTAAAACTTGTATAAATAACTATATAATATTAAACATTATGACAAGTGAATATGATTAATTTACCAAAACAAGTCAATATACCTGAACATGATATCAACAAAGAAGATAATATGTTTATCGGAGGTTATTATCTTCCCGATGAACTTATTGACCCTTTAATAGAGTGGACTAATTCCTTTAAGTTAATGGGTGGTACATCTATGCGAGGTGGTACAAATGACCTAGTAACTTGGGATGGAGAATCAGAACAAGCAAAAGAATGTTATGAACAAGGAATTATATGGCCAACTTGTAATGAACCTATATTACAAGAATTTTTAGACGCTACTCAAACCTGTATGGATGTATATACAGATAAATATTCTATGTTAAAAAATTCTGGTGCATTTAAAATGGACCCTAATTTTAATTTTCAAAAATATCCTAAAGGTAAATCATATAATGGATGGCATTGTGAAAGAGCAGATTATGTAACTACAAAAAGAATGTTGGTTTGGATGTGTTATTTAAATGATTGTGAAGATGGTGGTGAAACTGCATTTTTATATCAAAGATATAAAATGAAACCTGAAAAAGGATTGTTGTTGTTTTGGCCATCAGATTTTACACATACACATAGAGGACTGCCTAGTTATAAAACTGAAAAAATGGTTATGACTGGTTGGTATTCTTATATAACAAAAGGAGGCGACGCTATATCATGGGGTTGAAACAAGACAAATTTCTAAAATTTTTAGAAGACTTTAAAATAGATATAAAAGATGAATCTGAAGTTTTTGAGTGGTTTAAAATTAAAAGAAGATTTCCTCATGAGTTTCATACACAAAGACCTTGTGTTGAAGTAATAAACTCATATGATGGAGAATCTCAACATAGAGGTCTTTTTGACCCAGAAGGATTTATAGATATAGAAAGACTTAAAGAATATTATAATAATAATCATACTATTGTTATGTCAAATGTTCTAGATTTACATGAAGATTTAAGAAGATTAGAAAAATATTTACAAAAGACTTTTGGATTTTTTCCTGGTCATGGTAATTTATATTTTAGTAAAGATACAGGTAGTTTTCCAAGTCATGACCACCAATATGATGTAATGATTAAACAGATATATGGCACATGTTTTTGGAAGATAGGTGGTGATAATGATGTTGTTTTGGCACCTGGAGATGTGTTATATGTCCCTAAAAGAACCACACATTATGTAAATAAAGTGAATGGACCTCGATTATCTTTAACATTAAACATGAGATAGAGTATAAATAGTACTATGGCAATTATAATTACACAAGACGCTTTAACAGAATTTTCAAGAGCATATCCTTTAGGTAATGCAAATTCTGATTTATATTTCAGTTTAAGAACTAGAAGCTGTACAAAAGAAAGTGATGAGACTTTTCCTGGTTATACAAAAGACAATGAAAACATTGTTCCTTTACATTTTGTAAATATAGGGGCAAGAGGATGTGCTGAATTAAAGGCTTATGGACAAGAAATGTATCGCATAAATCCAGATAATCCAAATAGAATGACAGGTTATTATATTAAGGAAATGGATAGTGAATTAGATAACAAACAATCAATAACAGGAACAGATTTATTTCTAACATGGACAGATGATGACCATTCTTCTCTTGATGGAACAACCATAGATTTTGATTATGTTAAAAATATATATACTATCCAAATACCATGACAGAAACAAACTCTTTAACAAGACAACCTAGTAAACTAGATTATGCAGCTGCTACACAGTTTAAGTTTAATATTACTAAACTACCTAAAGTAGAATTTTTCTGTACATCTGTAAACATACCAGGCATTAGATTAGGTGAAACTTCACAAGATACCCCATTAAAAACTATACCAATACCTGGTGATAAACTAACATATTCAAGCTTAGAAGTATCATTTCTTGTAGATGAAAACTTA